ATTCTGCCTTTTACCGTCATTTAGTTTCTGGTAGGTGTCAAATGCTTCTTTAAAGCCAATATGCTTGTATGGACGGCCTTGATTATACTCTTTAAGGTATTGGTCATTGGTTTTGCTCATTATGTCAAGCACGCTAGCCATTTCCTTAGCAGCAGGGTCATCATCAAAGCCTTTGCTACCGGGCTGGACTTTAAACTTGGTGAACAAGCCTTCCTTCTGCAGTTCGGCTACATCCTGTCTAATGCCCTCATTCTCACGCTTATCAAAGTCAACTGATTGAGCTTGTGACTGTTCGTTACGGAAGTTACCCAGTAATGACTGTGCCTTGGTCTCTAAACGGCTAAACCCTTGCTGAGCAGATAATAAATCAGCTTGGCTGCCAAACTGGAAGTCACGAGGTATCTGGCTTGGGTCAAATACTTTCAGCTCTACTTCCTTAGCATCGTCACCTGTACCACGAATACCACGAATAATCATCGGCTCGCCGATATTGTCAACGACATACTTCTGCTCGGCTGGACTAAGCTGTATGCCTACAGCATCGGTTGGCGGTGCTGTAGGTGCATCAGGTGCAGCTTCTTCTAAGGCGTCATCAGCCGTGAACTCTTTATCATTCTCTTTCGGCTTGTCGTCTTTTTTAGGCTCAGGCTTAGCTTCTTCCTCTATATGCTTGCCGTCCTTGTCATACTTCAGTGCTGCAGGCTTTTTGTCGTCAGCAGGCTTGTCGGTTGGTTTCTTGTCATCGGCAGGCTTAGGATCGACTTTAGGGTCATCCTTCGGGTCAGGATTTACTGGGGGTAGTGTTGGTTGTTCGTCGGCATCAGTGATACCTTGTTTGGCAATGGCCGCTTCAACTCGCGCTTCAGTTGGATTCATAGGGCTCTCCTTGATTAATTATTACTTTATTGTACTACAGATGGCATATTCGGCTCAGGCGGAGCAGGTGGTGCCTGCGGCGGTGGAGTTGCGAATACACTAGCTGGAGTCATAGGGGGTTGTTGCATTGGCATAGGTTGACCCATAGGCGGCTGCATCGGCTGTTGTGGTGGCATCATAGGCTGTGCGCCGGGCATCTGCGGTGGCATTCCACCCATTTGTGGTTGGGGCATCATACCAGGCTGCTGCATAGGCATCTGAGGCTGTGGTGGCTGTAACGGTACCTGTGGACGTAGTTGCTCAGGGTCTTGACCAACAGCGTCCAGTTCGGCTCGCTGTTCCAGTGAATCAATACAAGCATTGACATAATCCATAAATACCTTCTGATATTTACGCTTGCCTTTATCAGGGTTCAGGAACGCATCATTAATCATCAGCTTGCGAAGTGATAGTATATATTCCTTAGTTGGATTCTCTTTAGGCTGTACCTTCTGACCACTCATGATGTCCTGATAGACAACATATGCCTCAGACTCATCAACAGCCGTTATGACGTCACGTGCTAGGCTCATCGGGTCAGCATTCTGCTTAGCCCAGTTGTCGTATAGTTGCTGCGGATTATCCAGCTGTAGCTGCTTGTAAGCGTCTAGCAGGCTGATTGCCTTCTGTTCCAGTAACTTCATGGTAACAGCCTCAACCCGGCTACGGTCAGGACTGGCAGGCTTACCGGACTTAACACGTATACCTTTCTCAATAAGATCACGGTTCAGAGTAATGTAGTCAAAGTCACCGTTACCGGCATCATGTACAAAGCTGTGGTCTTCGTCATACCAGACAATAAACATCTGTGTCAGGTACTCGTAGTAGTCACCCATCATACGAGTAATAGCCCGTACCATCTTGTCCTGTATACCACTACTCTGATTCTTCTTAACCATGACCTCACCCAGTGTCGGGTCGCCGTCATCAGCCTGTGAGCCGGTGAAGTCGGTTGGTGCGCCGAGTAAGTTGCCTACCTGAATACGAGCGTCTAGCTTGCTGTTGGCTATGAAGTCAGGCAGTTGTTGTGCTTCTATCTGGTGTACTAGCTGGTCAACAGCCTGACCGTTGGTCTTAATCACTAGCTTCTGGTTAGGGTCGCCGGTAAGGTTCTGTGCATCATCCTTAGTTAAGCCGCTGTCAGTCGAGATAACCAGCATACCGTTAGCCTTAGCCGCTACTTCAAGTATCTGCCGACCGACACGGTTCAGCACCTTCTGCTGCTCAATAGCCTGCTCGACTGGAGTGGTGTCGTCTATCAGGTGATCACCGAGATTTACTAGGTTACCGAATATAAATGGCTTCTTAGCAAACTTAAGCAGGTTCTTGCCCTCAGATGCATATAACCAGTTGGGGTTACGATCCTTCTCAAGCACTAGATCTTCAAAGTACCAGACAACACCCTCGACAGGTTCATTATTCTTGTAATGCGTCACCCATACCTCACGGATAGCCAGCTCTTGACTCATCTGCTTCGGTGTCTTGCGCTGAATACCTAGCTTTTTCATAATGTCGTCACGCTTCTTCGGATACCGGCCTAGGCAATCCTCGACAGACATCTTCAGTACGTGACAAACAAAAGCTGGATTGCTGCCTAGCGTAGCATTCTTATCAACTATGATGTGCTCGGGGTTAATTGCCTCGCATACAATCTCACCTTTATCACCGTAGTTCTTGTCAAACCACAACTTAATCACACCCAGCCGCTTCAGCCGTATGTTATGCACTACCAACTCAATAATCCGCTCCAGGTCAACTACATCCTCACCATGTGCCTTGATGGCCTTCTCAAGATCACCAGCGAATAGCTTGCTACGGTCTTCACGGCTAGCTGGTATGACGACCGGCCCGGCAATCTGCGCTGTGACATAGCTTGTGATGCTCTCCTCGCCTAAGAATATCTGGTTCTCTTTATATGGCTTCTGGTGCTTATACAGCCCCTTTTCGTCTATCTTGCCGAGGTAGTAGCGGATGTTCTCATTACGGGTATTCTTAAGGTCAAATCCCTTAGCATCATCCCAGTAGTCGCGTGATTCATTGATACGGTAGTCTAGATTGCGGATGATTTCGCTGTCATCTATATCCAAACTTAAACTTGGTAACTTGTCAATTACACCGGATTGCTCGCTAATGTTATCAACATTGTTATTGTCATAAACAGGACTAGTCCGGTCGTAGTTTACTGCCATTATGTACTATATCTCTCTGTTAGGTTAACGAGTTGCATTTGACTAGCAGTATAGCACTAACTAAAAAGAATCGCATAGGGCGTTTTGCAGCTGTGACAGACGTATTCAATGTAGTTGCTACTCGGCTCTAGTTCTTTAAAGCTTGCCCCATATGAGTTGCTTATAAGCATATTGCTACTGTTAACCTTGAATAGTACCCGCTTGCAATTGAAACAGTGATACCAGGTCATTTCTACTGGCTGCTCCTGCTGAGATGATATAAACATCGTTACCTTCATCTAGTCATCCTCCAAGGATGCTCGGATAGCATTTGACATGTCGTGCGTGGCTTGGTCGGCGAAGAATGACTGCTTATAAGCATCTACCGGTGCAGGAGTAGTAGCTATACCAGAACCCTGGTCAGTTGTTAGTTGCGGCACCACAAGCGCCATTGTCTGAAAGGCATCAGTACCGTGACTTGTCCAGTCATGCACTGGATTGTCCTCGTAGACCATCATCTTCTCATTCCACTTTTTGCTATAGCCTTTCAGGGCATCAATGCCACGAGCACATTTGTCATCATCAAACCAACAGCGCCCCAGTATGGTACGGATAGCCTCAATGCCGTCTTCCTTCTGACTGACTCGTTTCACTACCTCAAAGCTGAGTCCCAGGTCAGCCGCTACCTCCTGCCGTGTCCGGGCGTCTTTGCCCATATTGCGTACCCGTATGTCATGTGGGGCATAATGCTTACCGTAGAGATAATCACCCATTCGCTCAAAGCCTTCCTGCTGACCGTTGAGCACCTTAGCGTAGTAAGCAAATCCCTCACCACTCGACTCATAGTAATCTATGCAACGTATTTCTCTATTATGCAATTGTATAAACCAGATGGACATGGAGTCATCGACACCTAAGTCCCAGAAGGTATGCACTGGTAGCTGCGTCTCGTAAGGCACTCTGGTAACCCGTTCCTGATCCATTGCCCGGCGCATAGCACTACCGAAGTAGCTACCAACCACCGGACTATCCCAGTTGCAGTAATACTCCTGGTCAACGAAGGCATGAGCTTCCTCTTCGCTCTGACCACGAGCCACAAACCGTTCTACTGTCCGCTTGCGAATCCGTATCATCTGCTCCTCGGTGAAGACTGGTGTATCCTTTACGGTAAGCACAGAGACATATACCCGTGGATCTTTTTTCCAGTCTTCCATCATCCGCTTAGCGGCACTGTCACCGTTACTAGTCAGGTTAACGAGTAACCGGCCATGGTTAGCCTCAAGTATTGGCTCAATGATGTCTATCACGCTCGGATCCATTGCCTGTAGCTCGCTGAGCACAAACAGCTTGCTGTTGCCTCCACGGAGCCGTCCAGGCTTGTGGGCTGAGATAACCCGAATACTGCCACCTGTCAGTAGCTCGATGCTCTTCAGGCTGTCATTGAGGCCATCATCGCCCTTGTTACGCTTAAACCGTAATGCTTCAGGCACGAAGTCAGTGAAGCGTAGGCCGTCATTGGTGTAGGACTCCCAGAGGTTGTCTCTAGCCATGTCGCCAGTCGGGAAAGCATATTTGACGGTCATGGGCGACTCAGCTGCATAATCAATGGTAGCATTCCAACAAGTTAAGTCCTTGCCTGCTCGCCGGTGCCAGTTCAATACAAAGATATCATAATCGTCTGCATACCATGCGTCCCAGAACTCTTGCTGGTAATCTCGCGCCTCATAAATGTAAGGTAGCTTAACTACCGTTTCCACTATAGTTTCGTTTCTCGATTATCAATTTAGTCTCGCCGCTATGTTCATTCTCAATCTTTTGGCTCCAACCCGATTTCATAAGTGAATCATATGCCTTAGTGTCACCATCTAATGCCTTAAGTACCTGGGCTTTGACTACCGCCATAACTGGCGCACCCTTGAACTCCACCCATCCTTTAGTCGGATGACGCAACAATGCTTCAAACTCTGGATCATTCAAAAGTTCTTGAACAATAGTATTGATATGTTTAAACCCCGGCTTAGGCCCCGCGGGATTACCGCTGACCCCAGGTTGAAACCTAGTTGCTTTACCAGCTTCCGGGTCAATATTCTTATAACCCGACTTCACCTGTTTTTCGCCTGTTAGAGGGCTATTGTCGGCTCTTGCCATAATGCTAGCAGTCTACATCATGCTCATGTGATATGTCTAACTTTATGCAGCTCATCATATGCAGCCCAAATAGCCTTCTTAACTGGCCGTTCAGCTTTAGGAGTTCTAAACAATTCCCACTTACGACTTAGATATCGCTTGAGTAAGCGCTTTCGCCCTGAAAGTCTATACCTGATACTCCAATAATTCATCGTTTCTGCACCCCCCCGAATCCACTTTTCTTGTCATAAACATAGTAGCCTGCCTCTGTTCCCTGCTCAATACTAAAGACTATCTGGTCGTCGTTGCGGACAACTGTCGCCTCACTGCCCGCTGGTGTCATAAACTTATTCGCCTCAGTCTCTGCTCGCTGCATATTGGCAACCAGGCTATGGCAGATAGGGCATTCTGTAGCCAGCTGATTATAGACTGGTTGCTGCTCAGTATGCTTGCTGCACACTGGACAAAAGATCTTCATGAACTTATTCCATTAATCTCAAGTATTGCCCGTTGGATACATTCCACGATTGTTTTCTGACGTTCGTACATCTGCTCTGTCTCACTTGTCCGTATCAATCTGTAACGCTGCTCTAGCCTGTCTAATGCCTTTAAGCTTGATTCCAAGTCTATGACATACTGATGGTTCTCATTATGCAGAGACGGTATCTCCGTACGTCTGAAGGGCCATAATCTCATGACTCTATCTTTTTAGTTGCAGTACGTCTTGATTTACGACCACCGAGGATCCCATATTTACGAGCACGTGCCCGGCCTGCTTCACCCTGGCCAAAGCCACCGGTATTCCCATTGCGGCCACCCTCGGCACCGATACGGGCATAGTAGTCCTTGCCATATAACTTAATATTTGTATCCCGAGCAGCGATGCCGCCGGCTTTTGTTCCATAGCCCATAGCTAACCTTTCATTCCTGAATTAGTTTTCAATCCATAATCCTCAGCAACTGATTCCCTGGATAAGTACACCGCCTTGATACTGGCCAGCTTGAGCCTCACAGCTTCGTCAGTAACGCGTTCCGGGTGTTGCATGGCAAGTTGTAGCTTTTTAGCTTCTGCGTGGCTTACAGGCTTTATACGTAAGCCGTTTGATTGTTTCTCTTTGTATAGAATTATTACCATTATTTTCCTTAACCTCGTAATATCTTAAAAGTTCTGATGTCTCATACCAGATTAAAGGCTCAACAACATCGAGTATCTCCGGATTTAATGACAACCCTGCAATAACACCAGCATAAGATCTATGAACCTTACCAAGCTGTTTCACGGCACAAGTATTTCCGAGTGATGCCATAACCTGTAGATCATAGTCATCTTTTGCAATCTTAGATAAAATCGTACCTGATTCTAGTTCCATAAAATTATTCTACCACTACCGGATTAAGCATTTGATGTAGCCACTTCGGACGGTCTGGTATGGCTTTCCAGGCTTGGTAGTCTTCGTCTTTGATCCATATCGTTACTTTAGGCATGTCAGAGTATCCCGCCATCGCCATAGCCATCGCCATAGCCATAGCCATTGCCATTGCCATTGCCATAGCCATAATTATTGCCATAGCCATTGCCATAGCCATTGCCATAGCCATAGCCATTGCCATAGCCATTGCCATTGCCATTGCCATTGCCATCGCCATTGCCATAGCCATAATTATTGCCATAGCCATAGCCATAGCCATTGCCATAGCCATAGCCATTGCCATAGCCATAGCCATTGCCATAGCCATTGCCATTGCCATTGCCATTGCCATTGCCATCGCCATTGCCATAGCCATAGCCATTGCCATAGCCATAGCCATTGCCATAGCCATAATTATTAGGTATTAGCGCTATAGGTCGTATTTCATCTGCTGTATTAGCGTTTCTTGTGTAGCTCATAACAAACTCCCGTCTTACCACTTAACATCGACTTGAGCAATGACAGCTTCAGGTGCGAAGCGTACAGTACCAACGGGATCGAGCGTATAGCCTGTCTTCGCTTCTGCCAAGCCACCG